CCTGAATGTCTACTTCCGACTGCGCAGATTCTTAGTTTGGACATCGTTTGGTTTTGGTTGGTTGAGTTTTGCAATATACTTTATTCCTTCGTAATGTGCTGACAATCTTTTAAGCATATCAAATACGCAAGAGCCACACCATGAGTTGAAGTTAAAATCTTTATTTACATATTTACGATATAGAGTCGCATATTCTTCAAGAACTTCTCGGTCAATGTTTTTAGTAAACCCTAAAGCAACTGCTTCAAAGTTTATAATATTAGCTTCTATAAATGCTATCTCTTGCTCGTTCATAGTTTATTAATCAATCTAAAAATTACTGCTCCTAATATACCCGAACTAAATACGATTGCTATCCATTCTTGAAACTCAATAGGAAACACAATTAAAACGATGGCGCTCCAGGTACTTAGACAAGGAGTACAACTAAACGGCTTAAAGTTTAGTCCAAATGACTGATATAAATTAGTCATTGTAAAAAAGACTGCAAAAGAAACGGCTGCGATTATAGTGATCATTTGTTTGTTTGGTAAATTTCATCCTTAACTAAACTCCAATATGCCTGATCATCTGCCTTTAGTTTTTGTTGAAGTATTAACTCGCAGATATACAATCCAAGTTCTTTAGCAAATACCTTGTTCCCACAAAAGTACAAAGAATTTAAGAGTAAACTATTTGCTCGTTCATCAGGCTTCATCTCTTATTTTCTTTTTAATGTTTGAAATCGTTTTGACAATGGACATATACGGAATGCCAGTCTTTCTTGAAATCTCAGTTTGATTAAAATTCAATTCGACATAAGTATCGAGCAACATATCCTCGTACCAAGATAGTTCTTTTCTTGCTACCTCCACTCGATTAAATAGCTTTTCTTTATATTCCTTAGATTCATCCTCAATCTGCACTAAATCTTCTAATCCATCTATTGATTCATACTTTGCTCTAAAATGTCTGAAGAATGGCTGATTCATGCCAGTACTATAAATCATATTTAGCATACATCTGACAAGCCAAAACTTCAATCCGTTGCTCCCGTTATTATTATAAATTGACCAAAATTTATCTTCAGTTATTGAGCAAAGATTTACAAACATTTCTTGCTTTAATTCTTCCCTTAAATTTGCTGGGTGCATTTTAATCAAGGCTTGCTTAATCTCCTTTGAATTATAAAGTTCCTCAATGATTTGCGACCTGGTCATTCCTTTGATTTTCTGATTATTTCATTAATAAAATAAACGATAAAAGCCACCTCGATAATTCCTACCGCAATGGCTTCCCAAATTAACCTTTCCACTTTTCAAGTTCCCGATTCAAATACCAAACTGCTTTACTCAAATCTTTCTTTTTAAATCCTTTCTTTTCGGCTCGCAATATGTACTTAATCGAATTGCCAAGATTAAAATTAAGGTCGAAAGCATCAATTATGTCAATGACCTCAATGCCATTTCCCTGATAATGCTCAGGATGATTGACCTCTTCTTTGATAACTCCTTGATAATTAATCTTTTCCATGTGCAAAGTTTACATTAAAGATTGTGCAATTCCAAATAATCCTTGATTTTTTTTGTTTGCCGATATGCTGGGTACGATGCACCGCTTTCCATTTTGATTCGATTTAGGTTTACTTCCAGGCTATAATTTAAATCCTGATAGGTTGTGCAGTCGATAACTACTTGGATCGTAGGTCGTTGTATTCTCATTGTAATCCATTTGATTGCATTTAGATGGTTATCCTTCAAATCTCATCCAATCTAAATCTCCGAATCAAACTCTCGCAGTCTTCAATTGACCTTACAATCGCATAATAATACCCGTGATTAATAGCTATCTGCTCAAATGCTTTTTGATTTGGTTGCTGAGTTCCTTTGTCAATCTTAACTTCAACAAATAAACCTTTCCACTTCTTGTTCGAGATCATCCAAAACATATCAGCAACTCCAGCCTTTGCGCCCTCCATTTTTAATTTGATTGCAACCAGTCTATGCCTTGCGCCTCCGTTTGGTATCGCATAATAGTAAAAGTCTTGTGTCCATTCTAACCATTTGCAAATTGCTACCTGGAGTTTATGTTCTTGTTCGTTTCTCATTATACCTTATCTCATATAAAAATTTAACATGTTAATTTTTTATACCCTATTGCATATAAATAACATTAAACATATTTTACATTTTACTGCAAATTGTCAATCGTGTTTTTGGTTATGCAGATATTCTCCTATCACTTCAGCCTCATCGATTATCCAATGCTCAAACTGAGTTTCGGTAAACGTTGCCCCAACCAATAAAGTTTTAAGAGCCTGGAAGTAATCATCCAAGCCAACATCAATATGGTCAAACTCAACCGAAATAGTCTTGCCATCAGTTTCCAGGCTTAACTTTGTTTTTTTAGTTATCATTATATTTTTGTTTTAGTCTTCCGTGACTTGTGTATAACCTTAAATCAATTGTATCCGTATAAATGTCCTCAGATTCGGAAATCCCGAATACCCACTTCGGCTCATTATTTTTTTGTATTGTCTGATTATTTTTAAGAGCATAATAATAAGCATAGCAAATTAATGCCAGCGCAGTTCCATAAATTAGTTTTCTTTTCATTTTTCGTTTGGTTTAATAGTTCCATCATAATCAATATGACAATCAAATGTAACTAAAGAATTTATAAATTTAATATACCCTTGAGTTTTGCAGTGCATTTTCCTTTCTTCAATATCCTGAATGCCTGAATATTTATTCCATAGTTCAATTCGCTCTTCTTTTGATATTGTTGGAATCTTAAACTGCTCCAGGTAATCAAATAAGATTGATAAGCCTCCAGCAATAAAAGTAAATTTCTTGTCGTTCTTCTCGCAGTATCTAATCTGATTTGCATATTCGTTAGCCGTGTTGATGGCTTGCTTCTTTAATTCTTGGTCACTTGGTTTTTCTTTCACTGGCTCTATTGGTTTAGGTAAGTTCTTAATCTCTTGTCTTGCATACTCAAGGTAAGCACTCATAATTCTACCAAAGTATTCGCAAGAAAAATTCTCATAGCATTTAGAATCTATATTTAGCTTGCCAGCGACTGCCATTTCAAAGGCTAATTTTATTTCCTCGCAAGTATTATTTCCAAAATTAGACTTAACAAAATTAGTCAATACAAACTTTTCTTCTTTAGTAGGCAGATTGCTCCCTCGTAATCCAACCAAAAGCATAGAGTAACGTAATGCTTGCTTTATATCTTCTTCGTTCCTTACACGCAAAGTAATGGCGCTTTGTGCTTGTTGTATTGCTATTGCATTACCACTTCCTAAGTGCTTCCATTCTTGCGGCACTTGTTCCGAGTTTCTCAGTTGTATTTCCATTATTGCTAAATTTGTTTGCGTTAGTTAACCAGGTATTTATTCGTCTGCTAATATCAAAAAACTTTTCTACTTGCCATCGTTCTTTCCCTTTGTTATTTTTCTCTGACCAATAAGAGTAAAAATTAGTGTATTCAATTCCTAAATCAGCAATATAGGGAGAAAGCATTTCGACCAAACTATACTCTTCTTTTATTTCATTTACTTTACTTTCTTTTTCTTTACTTTCCTTTACTTTACTTTCCTTTGTTGAACGGTCGTTGAACGGTTGTTGAACGGTCGTTGAAATTTCTATTCCTCTTCTCTTGTCTGCGCTCTTTTGACCAGCAACTTTCCTTTGTTCTTTCATCTTAAAATATGGCTCAAGGTATACTAACATCTTAGGACTAAAGAATTTTTGTTCTTCATCAATCTCAAACAATCCGTAGTTACAAATAGCCACTCTTACTTTTGCTTCTGATACTCCAAACTCTTCGGCTAATAAATCCAAATCATCCAAAGGATACATTAAATCTTGTTGTTCTCTTAACGTTTCTAATAGCATAAAGTAAATGCCATAACCCTCCGTTCCAAGTTCCTTTCGCAACCTCCTAATTTTCCTATCATGCCTGGCATTGCAGAAATGTGGGAAATAAAATGCTTCTTTTTCCATATTAATTATTATAAAATAAAAATGCCTCATAAATCCATTGGCTCACTACTTCCAATTTCAATACAAGGCATTTAAGTCTTTTAATCGCTATAATGTAGTGAGGCGATTGTTTACAAATATAATAAATTAAACTGACTTACAAAGTCTTTTAAGAAAATACCCAGCATAAATAGGGTGGTCGTTTTCAAATAGCCTGGCATAGTCCGAAGTATAATTATTGTTGACTTTGTATCTATCATTTCCTTCGACCATTGTATGCCATCGGATAACTTCGAAGATTTGTTTTGCTCCTAATCTGACATATCCTCGATTGATTAGTTGATATGCCAAGCGCTTAAACTCTATGTACACTTGGGGATTTGATTCGTGATACTTTTTGAAACTTGTTTTCATTTGGTTTAAATTTAGATGTTTGATACAATTTTTTATAATCCTTTTGCAATTGCTTGCTTAAATGGTCTTGCCATTGGTTGAATGTTAGTTCTTTCATCTTAATAAATCTACGATTAAATAAAATATCCATACGGCTATAATTCCAGCGATGCCTACCATCGTAAGAAATTCTGCCGTTTTAGTTGAGTTGTTCGACTTGCCCTGATTTTTCATCTTGCATTTGTTTAGCTATGATTTGAACTTCTCTCATTACTTCGGGATACTTTACATATCCACTTTCTCTATTCCTGGTATTCCAGTACACTACTTGCTGGACATTTAAAACGTTCCACTCTCTTGCGGAGAAAGGCAAGATACCTTTCTTGTTTAAGCTATCAGCAACTGCCTGATGTATATTACTCTTTTTTATCTTAATCATTATAGTATTGTTTTTTTGATTGATGTTGTACTTGACTTAGCTGGAGGAAAAAACTCAAACGATTCGCCCGTTTCCTCATCCACCGTGATTGTTTTATTCTTGATTCCTTTACAAAATTTCTCGACTTCCTTTTGCTTCTCTTTTAACTCGTCGATTTGGTCTTGTAAATCTACCCATTGCTTGGTTGCACTAAAGTCGTATTTAGTTCCGACCTCAGCCACTTGCATCTCGACACTATGAACTTCAAATCTACCTTTGTCGTATTTTAAAAGTTCGTCAACTGCTTGCTCCTTTAATGTCTTTTCCAGTTCTGAGAATAGAAGCTGGTACTTTGATGCAATCGCAAGCAAAGACTTTATGTCCTTGCCACCTTCTTTGACTCCTTCATTAATCAAATGAACCAAGTGATTAATTTGAGCCTTGCTCATGTCTTGAATCGGGTTATGACCGAATAAACCTATCTCGAATTGTTGTGGATTAAATTGTATCTCTTCCATTTTTAAATTTGTCTATAAATTCTTGTGAAAATCTTTCATCTTTTACTGCATTTTCAAAACATTGTTTTGTTATATCCATTTGAAATTTTAATGTGTTTTCAGATGCGTGATATAATGAACGTAAATGAACTTGCAAGAATGCTATCTCATAGCCTTTCTGATATTTTAATTCCCAATCTTCCATTGTTAAAAAGGTAAATCGTTTTTGACTAATGTAGCACTTGGAATATCAAAAACGGGCGCTGGCCTTGAAGATTGAGCGCTAAACCCTTCCGTTCCTTTAATCTTAAAGTTGCCCAAGATTGGAGCGTTACTTTCGGGAGTCTTTACTCCATCTTGCGTGATGAAACCGAAGTTTCCGTATTGGTCGGCATCCTCTTTTAAGAATCCGCTGATGTTAAGGTAAGTACCTTTCTTACCTTTGTACAATTTAGACTTGTCTAACAAATCTACGTTGATTGAAATGCTTACTAATTTGCTCATTTGATTATTGGTTAATTGTGAAACTTAATTTTTTAGTAGAAAATAATGCTAATATATCTTTATTGCCATTGATTGATTGTTGGGAGTTAGCATAATAGCTATTTAACTCATCGACTGATTTACATTTGTCAATTTCTTGTTTCCATATTTGTAAACTTTTAGCCTCCTCTTTTCCGTGAGTGTTGGTAGCATCTGAATCTTTTGTGTCATCCAGTGCAAATAATCCGTTGAGTGCATACTTCCTGGCATACGAAGAACTTGCTCCAGTTACCTGACTTCCATCCATTCCTTTCTTGCTTTCTTCTTCCCTTGCATATCCATCCGTTGTATACGTTTCCTTGCCGTTTGTGAGAGTCGCAGTAGCTTTAATGTAATATCTATCTCCCACATTAATTATCGTGTCGGAAATCGTAATAGAATAACCCATCGGGTTAACCACTTGCTTGACTGCTTCAAGAATATCTTCAGCACTTCGATAATTGTATTTACCGAATGAATTGAATTGTCCTTTAGGTGCTTTTACCTTTGCTTGAATTTCTGCTAATTTGTTTTCCATTTTTAGTCTAAGATTAATTGTTGAAATTTTGATTTGTAAACTCGTTCCTCTCTGCAAACTGCTGCCCAAAAGTCTTCGAGTTCGTCAAAAAACCAGGTGCAAGTGTAGAACCCAGCTTCATCTTTGAATTTTGCTGTATACTTTTTCATAGTCCTGAGATTATAGGTAAGATGTGCCAAAATAAAAGATATCCAAATATTGCGATTGCAATGCTCCCAAGTAAACCTTCTCGGTCAGTTTGGTAAAAGTCTTTGATGTACTCGATTGTTTTTTTCATTTTGATAAGGTTTAAGATTGCCGAAGAATCCGCTTCGGCTCGGGTTTATAATTATTTTAATCAAATACATTAAATTGTGGATAGTAGTAGCCATCAATTAATTCAGCTCCTAAAATAACTAAATTGCTACCCCACCATTTTTTCTTTAATCTAGCATATTCATTAGCGTCTTCAATTTTGGAATAACCAGCAATGCCATATTGTGTATAAATATTAGCATTTTTTTCTTCGAAAATTCTGTGTTCTAATTCTTTTTTCATTTTCTTATTGTTTAAGTATATGCAAATATAAATATAATTATTAAATAAAAAAACTTTATATAAAATTATTTTAATTATTTATTTAACGGTCATATAAAACAAAAATCCCCACCGATATGACCAATGGGGATTCTATTACTTAAACCTATTTAACTATGAAAGTACAAACCTACAAATATTTATTTAGAATGCTATTTTCTTTTTCGAATTGCACTCTTTTATTATATGCTTCTAATTCAGTTTTAAATATACCTAATGTAATTTGTTTATTATTAAAATAGATATATGACTTCCATTTATTGTTTTTCATTCTACTAACTCCATTATAAATACTGCTTTTTTTAGAATTTAATTTTGACCTATGACAACTATTTTCTCTACTTGAAATTAATTCCAAATTATTTAAGCTATTATTTAATTTGTTTTTATCTATGTGATTAATTTGTAAATCATTATTATCAATTCCTATAAATGTTTTATAGACTAATCTTGCCAAATAATAATAAGTTTGCTTTCCTTTAATATATAAACCTATTCTAATGTACCCATCAGAACGTTTTTTTACATTTAGGTATAAATTAGTTTTTAAGTTTTTAATTCTACCATAAGAACTAACTAAATAAAGTCCTTCATAACCAGTAATCTCTTTCCAAATTTCCATAAAAATAAAGGCTCAAATCAAAAGTAAATCTGCAACGTTTTACCAATGAAATGAGCCATTAAAGTTTTTGATAGCAGTTGCAGTTGCTCTCACAAATATACTATTATTTTACAATTTTACCATCCCTTATTTGAATATTTTGAACATGACTCTTTCCATTTTCTATTTCAACAATAGCCATCCCGTGGTTGTGATGTGAGAAAGGCATATATTTAGGACTAAGAAGTGTAAGGCATCCAGTAGTGTAAGTATTAATAAATTGCTTCATACTTGTTTTACGTTGAGTACAACTCGTTCTATGAACGTGTCCTATAAGAGTATTACATAAAGTTTTATTTAGCAAGTTTTGTGATGGGTTAATCCCTCCAGCACCATACCACTCATGTCCGTGTCCAACAAGCAAGTCCCCCATCTCCATTCCTTGCCAATCCTCAATCATATTGATCCCTAACTTATCTAATCTAAAGAATACATCAAACTGGAGATCGTGTAACTGAGCAAATTCTTCTGCTTGCAATTGTAATGACCTGGCGAATCTATTTTCGTGGTTTCCTAACTTATAATAAATCGGAATTGTTCTAAATATATCCCTAAGCCTTTGCAAGAAATCCCGATTCATATCTACCTCTCTTTTAAAATCTCGCATATCCTTTTCCTTTTCGTGCCTGGAAATAGAATAAAAATCTTGGATGTCTCCATTCAGATACAAGCAATCAATTTCTTGTTCTTTTAAATGCTTGATAGCACAAGTCAAAGCCTGAAGGTCGTGATAAGGAAAATGAATGTCTGATAGAATTCCAATCTTCTTTAAATGCGGAGGCAGTTTAGCCGATACATATTCCTTGCCAATGCTTTCTTCGATGCCAAAATTATCCAAAGTTTCAAGATTATAGTTTGCGACTACTGGCGGAATGATTTTATTAATTTCTTGTAATGACCTATCCTTCGAAGTTATATTCTTTTTAATCATAAACTTCCTTAAAGATTCAGCATTTTGATATCCGTACATTTCAAAGAATGAATTGTAAAAATCGGTTTTACTTAGATTTGTAGAATAGAAATGCTCCCTAATCTTGATAATTTTATCTTCCATTTTCATATTCTTCCATTAAAACATCGACTAAGAACTCGATATTGTTTAGCACTTTCATTCTTAAAACGTAGCCAGCATCATCAATGTGTTCGATGTTTTCTAAGACATCCATCATTGTAAACAATAAATCATTTGCTCTTGATTTTGGTTTTTCCACTGGCTCTATGTCAATTTTATACATGAAATATTTTTAGATATAAGTAACCAAAGATTATAAGTCCTTGAAAAATAATCGTTAAGATACACCAAGTTGGAATGATATTAGTTATTTTTTCTTTATTAGTTAATGAATTATCAGATTTTAAACTTGAAACATAGATATTTTTGTACACGTTTTCGATTGAATCGATGTTTACCGTTGCTTGAATATTGCCCTTGTAAGACCTTATAATAATCTTGCCTTGTGGAACGGTTATCTTTGAATAGAAAGTGTTTAAAATGCCCGTAGAATCGCAAGGATTCTCAATGATTAGCGTATCATATACCGCATTGAATTTTGTTATTACTTTGTAGTCACGGATTGTGTCTATACGAATCTTTTCTTTTTCAATTATTATCGATTTTTGTGGTCGACATGAAATAAAAAAGTTTGCAATTAGCAAACTAAAGATTAATTTTTTCATGAAAAGTAAAGTTCTGATTCTGCATTTCTTCGAAGTGTCAATCCATTTAAGACTTTGCCTCCACTCTTATTCCATTTTAAAAACTCTAATTTAATTGACTTATCATTTGGGTCGGCATTTACTTTTTTAAGTAAAGTGCTTTTCTTTAAAGACCCAGCGCCCAAGTTATAGCAAAATGATACAAGGGCATCGAATTGGTTCTGATTAATGTCATCACGGCAAAACGAGTCAACGCTCCTTTCATAATGTTTAATTACATTTAAAAAAATATCGGTTGCTCTTGCTTCGCTAATAGGTGCATCGGTCATTCTAACCTTTGTGCCATCTTCGTAATAAGTGCAACCGACTGAAATCGTTGGAATACCAGCTGGACATAAGTAAGGCTTGAGTTTAACTCCCTCAAACTTCTTTATTAGGCTTAGTCCTTTTTGGCTTATTTGGTTGACCTTCATCTAATTTTGCTCTTAATTCAATATTCTCACTTCTTAAATTATGAATCTCGGTTGTTAAAGTTTCAACCTTATCTTTCAAATCAGCAACCTCTGCCTTTAAATCAGTTGCCATTTCCCTCCAAATTTTAATTGCTTCTTGAACGTTTGTAATCTCGGAAGATTGTACCTCAATTTTTTCTTTCTTTCGACCAAATAACCAGGTAATTAATGAACCAAATAAACCCGTTACTCCTGGTATTACTATCTCTTCCCAATCATTCATTATTCGCCTTCAGTTTCAGGTGCAACTTCTTCTTCTAAAGTTTCCTCTAAAGCAACTATTTTCTTTTCTTCTAACCCTAATGTTTCTAATGCCCATTTAACGATAAAAGAATCATCGACTCCCCATTGAGCCACGATAGGCTCAGGGATAATCAGATTGCCTTCTTCAATCATCGGATTAAATTGGCTCATTAATTTAAAATACAAAGTTTGCTCAGGCTTTTGAAGAGCGTAATTAACGACCTTTATTTCCACTCGGTCTGCTATTTCTCTTACTCCTTTAACTGGCTCAATGAATACTATCATATTAGTCTTTAATAAATATTTCTAATAACTGCGCTTTTGCTAAAACGGTAAATGATTCTGAATCTTTTACAAATCCTTTTAAAGTTTCTTGGTCTGACTTATCTAAATCTAAGGCTTCCCCTTTAAATAACTTCTTTGCCCAATCCCAAAATTTAAGTGCATCTCCTTTGGATGCAGAGGCTAATGCGCCAGCTAACATTTTACCAGCATTACCACCCTCAAATACTTGGTCATCAAGACCGATAAAGTCAAAGTTAAAATCTAATTTCATTTGGTTGTTTGTTTAGTTTACAATCATAAATAGCTATTATCCAAATTTTTACCAATATATGTAATTCCCATTTGAATCAACATATATTTGGAAAGTTGTATTTCGGTATTTAGGCTCGTTAAATGCTCTATTTATTGTTATCCCATCGTAAGGTTGATAAACCTGAGAAACCGAAACAATATGATTGCCCTGATAAAATATTTTATAATAAATTCTAATGCCAAAATTGTTAGCATCTTGATATGGATAGTCAACATTTATAAGACCAATAACATTGTCCCTAACTGGGTTTATTGCAAAGGCTACATTGCTTGCAAAGAAATTTCCATTTATATAATTTATAGGGAATTGCTGAGAAAAATTACTTGAATCATTAATTGAATAAGACCAAGTCAACCCACTAACATTATTAGGAGTTCTTCCATCAGTCGTAGAAAATATTGGTAAAAATGAATAGTTATTTGCCCAGTCAATTGAAGAATCTCTAGTATCAACTTGACTTCCACTTACAAATGCTTTAAAATTAGTTATTTGTCTTCTTGGAACTAATGCCCCCGAAGAATTAACGGTAAGGTTGTCATCGGGTCTTGCGCTTTCGGGTTGTGAATAAGGAAACATTCGGTAAAAATCTACCACTAAATTTATTCTAACTGCAAATAAATATTGCCCAACGGGAACGGTTACATTATTACGTTGAAATATTAGTAATTCATTAGGCACAAGACCTTGAGAATAGGTAAAATATGTTTCGTTTATAAATACTGAAACGTGGTCAACAATTCTTAGGTGTCCAGGTAATGTAATTCTTAAAGCCAACAAAGTTGAATTTGTACTTGGTTGGTTGCCTATCGTTACAATATAGTTATAATAAGCGTCATCCGTTGGAGTTGCATTTATAGGCGCTGGATGGACAAAACTATTATTTACAACATTCGAAGTAAACGAAAAAGATGGCGCACCAAATACATAAGTTTCAACCGTATTACTTTGAGCATAATTGTTAATTATATTACCGCCATAAGCCGAAGCAAAATTGGTATAATTTCCGAACTGAATTGCTCTTATTGTAAATACAAATTCTGCAAAGTAGTCAATTGGTAAAGAATTATTAGTTGTAAAGGTAACGGTTCTGCCACTAACCGAAGAACTAAATGGACTTGGTACATCGACCATACTTACAAATTCAAACCCACTCGGCAAAACATCCGACATCACAATTTGTCCACTTGTAGGATTTGCCAAAATTCGCATTTGAATCCTTACCGTACCTGATTGATTTATATTAAATGCACCTGGCATTGACTTTCCTAAAGTCATATTTGGATAGCCAAACGTACAAGTGCCGTATTGATTTGCTACCGATTGCCCATTGGCATCAAGCCATTGATTGCATAAAGCCGTTGCATTATCATTTGCTCTTGTATCAGCATCCGCTTGGCTTATTGAACTTGTGTAAGTAGCCGTAAAGAAAGGCGAATAAACCTCTTGATTTGAGCCTACTCCATATTGACCGCAGTCATTCTTTTGAATTGTACGGACTAATCTTTTAGTAACCGAACTTGTCCACGTTTCTGCTCCACCGATTAAAGTAGTGGTTGTATTTGAAGTTTTTGAAATCGCTTCGCCTCCACCCGATACCGTTGCGTAGTTATAGTATGTTTTTGATATTACTGGGTTAACAATTATTTGAAGTGTTAAAACTCCATTTGGTTGTAATGCACCATTATAAGTTCCAAATACATTGTAAGAAAATCTACCTACATCGATTGAAACTTGTACAACATTAATACTCCATCCATCTCCGTTTGCAGTAACATAATTTAATCCTTCTTGTAAATAATCAGATATTTGTATTGGCGCAGTCGTTGCCGTAGTTCCGTTATTTGTAATAGTCAAAAAATAGGAAAATTGCTGATTTAAATTACCAGCCGTTGCACCTGATTTACTAATCGTTAAATATGGATTAGGTACGTTACATCTTTGACAGTATAAATACCATTCAGTAGGGAATACCGTTGGAAGATTGCCATCGGGTCTTGGAGTGTAATATTGATTTAAAAGAATTACATCTCCACTTGAATTTTGAAGTTGACCTTGTTCTGCTTGTGTAATGGAAATAGGAGGATTCGCTAAAGATTCCCCCGTCATTTCGTTATAAACATCGGCAAAAGACATTTCGCCACTTCCTTGTAATGGCATTTATTTAGAAGCTAAAAGTGTTTCTAAATTCTTGATTTTAATATTTTGTTCTTTAATCGCTTCAATTAATAAAGCTGAAATGTTTCCGTATTCAACTCCAAGAATACCATCGTTGCCTTTATTTACAATCTCAGGAAGAACGGTTTGAATCTCTTGAGCAATTACCCCAGCGTGACGCTTAGAATCATCTTCTTTAAATTCATAAGTATATCCGTTAATTTGCTCTACTTTTTCTAAAGCATTTTCAATTTTTAAAAGGTTTTTCTTTAAGCTAATATCTGAGTTTGCAGTAATTGTACCCGTTGCTCTTATTGCACCTGATACATAAAGGCGCTCCCCGTTGTCAGTTGTAGTTCCAAATAAGAAATTACCAGCGTTAGTAACTTTTCCTAAACTTGCATTATCAGCAGCATTGTTAATAAATAAACCTCCAGTACCCGAATTTATCCAAGTGCTATTTGCTCCAATTGAACCATAAATTTGTCCTGATGGCCCATATATATAAGCATAAGTTAATGAACTGCCTATTGTAATATTATTTGAAAACGTGGCTGCACCTCCACTTGCTCCACCTAAAATTTTGAAATAGTTTGTTGACCTTGTTGCATTACGGATACAAAAATCACTTGTTTCTGCTACACCTGCACCTAATATATAAGAATCCCCACCCGTTGGACTTAATTGATAATAAACCGATGTATTAGGAGATGTTGCATTTAATGCCGTATAAATTCCCGATGCTATACTTAACGTGGTTTGACCAGTAGAGGCAATAGTTAGTCTTGTAGATGGAGCTCCAGCATTTGAAGTTTTAAAAATTAATTCTCCAGTTCTTGCTGAACCAACTTGATTTAATGTTATTGATGCTAATGAATTTTTTGAACCTCCTCCATTTGAGTAAAATTGTATTCCATATCCAGCACCATCAGAATTTACATTGTGATATGTTGATAAATAACCATTTTGTATTTCAAATTTTTCACTTGGACTTACATTTCCAATAGATATATTAGTTCCATTATCATAAATTAAACTATCTCCAATTGCACTTGAAGAAGTCCATTTAGCATGATAATTAGTTGTACCAGTACCCGTAACTGGATTAGTTAAAACTGCTTGATATTGCGGAATATTAAAAACTCCCGTTGTAGAATTATAAGTTGATGCACCCGAAGTTCCCGTAGTTGTTAAACTTACCGATGCCCTTGCTAAAGCATCCGTGTATTGAGTTAATGAAGTACTAATAACTCCCGTAGTTGAGTTGTAAGATATGTTTCCCGTTGCTGAAATCAATGCTCTTACACTTGCATCCGTGTAAACCGTACCCGAATAACTAATTGCACCAGTAGTATTATTATAAGTAATACCCGTGCCTCCACTTAATGAAGTGTAAGAAATACCTCCAAGTCCAGCAAGAGTGTAATTTGGTACGTTTATTACTCCCGTTGTATTGTTGTAGGTAGATGCGCCACTATCTCCAGTAGTTGTAATTGATATCAATGCTCTAACCGAAGCATCCGTATACACCGTGCCACTATAAGAAATTGCACCCGTAGTCGAGTTATAACTTATTCCCGTTCCAGCACTTAATAAAGCACGAATGGAAGCATCAGTATAAACCGTCCCCGAATACGAAATAACACCCGTGCCTGAATTATAAGAAATACCCGAAGTTCCCGATAAGAATGTCGCACTAATTCCACCAAGACCAGCAAGCGTGTAAGTAGGCACGTTTAAGACACCCGTTCCACTTGAGTAAGTAGATGCGCCTGAGTTACCCGTTACCGTTAAGCTAATAGCACCTCTCGCCCTTGCATCAGTAAAATACTTATTTGTTGGAGTGGCAAGTTCTTGAATGTCATCCGTATCCAAGACAACCGTTCCAACTAATCCGTTTACCGAAATTACCGCTCCACCAATCGCAGCTTGAAGTTCCGCAATAGTCTTCTTAAATAGTTGCCCCGTAGTTGCATCGCCAATACCAAAAATATCGGTTGATAAAATTGCAGTCTTTGAGACTAATTGGTTTATTTTCTTATTTGCCATTTCTTAACTTGGATATGTAAAGTCGGTTGGTATTTGACACCTATTTGAAAGCATCGGATAAATGATTGATATATCAGCCTTTACTCCAGCCAAATAATCCTTCTCGTTTTCGGTAAAAAATTCTAATGTAATTCCTTCGCCTACTTCCCAATTAAAATTCGGATGCTTGCACATCGAAATAATATCTTGGCAGATCAACAACTGATCCGACAAAACCTCCGTTTCATTAGTTTCATCTTGCAGTTGCCTATCAAGAAAGAATAAACTAAATGACATAGTCAATTCTTTGCCGTTTATTTGGCTTCCAGTCAACGAATAAAACATTGAAGGATAAACATTATCAGGCTGAGAAAGAAACTCCCACACATCGCCGAAATAGACCGTATTAATTTGGTCGTGGCTTTGGGCAATATCCCTTATCAGCTTGATTGTTTGATTTAATGTCAGTTGTTTTATTGCCATTTGTTGTTAAATAAACAATTAGTTTGTTTATGTTTTTGGTTGAGAATGCTTTTGGCATATTAATAATTATAATTTTTTTTGCTCTTTAAAACGTGCTGAGGATAACTCATTCCAAATAAACTATTCTCATCGCCTAAAAATATACTCGATTGATACCCATCTTTCTCAGGATACATCGTATCGATGCCAGTGCCAGGATTAATATATTCAGGGAATAAGTTTGTTGTGCTTACCTCTTGCAAATACTTAATCATTCTTTGCTTGTAAAACTCCGCTCTTGAACGATAACGATTAGCCACATCGATTAAATCTTGCATATTAGGCTGATCGCTATTATCTGAAGTCTTGCGAATTAATCCTTTGTTGTAAAACTGAAACGATAAGCCAACTGGCAACTCAGACAATACGTAATAAACAAGCGCATCGGTTACGTAATCATTTAATAAAGCCGTTTCAAGGTTGCTTAAAGTATTATTTTCAATACCCGTTTGAAGTTTAACATATAAAGCCGTTCCCAAAGCTGGCAAGATATACATATCCTGAGCCGTTTTAATCTCAGGCATTATTAATTTGTCATCAATATTAGAATGAACTGCCGTTCTTTCCTTGATTGCGTTTGCTCCTATAAATAATGTATTCTTCATATTATCCTTTCTTAATTACCGTTTGAGCAAACCAACGATGTCTGCAACTTGGCGAAGCCTGACCATTTGGCTGAGTCCACCAACCACCTCTTCTATCAAATACCGAATAGCCTAATCTTGCTGATATGGCTTCAATTTCTGCTCTTGAATACAATCTATCTAACTGCATTAATCGAGCGCAAAATACACGACTTGGATGGTCTACCGTATCTCTTTGACCACTTGGTATATCTGACCTCCATTCGTATGAATACCTAACCATAAAACTTGTGGTCGATGGCTTCGGTGCATTCAATTCAGATAATGGCTTGGATAATTTCCTTTCGGTTATTCCCCTTGAAACCGAAGTACCTAAAATACCTCGCTTTTCTAAGCCATCCAAAACACGATTGACAATATCTAAATCCACCATGATAGTCCCAGCAATAACTTCAGCCGTTATTCTTTTATCCTTTTGGATTAAGTCCAATACATTAGCCTCTAATCCGCTTAATGCTTGCTCTGCAAATTCTAAATGCAAAGCTTCCTCTAATTCATTTGGAACTTGGCTAAATACCTCTCTTGATTTAAAGATTGAATAGTCTTCTTTTGAAACACCAAATTCTTCGAATATTTTTACAACATCTTCATCGCTAAAATTAAATCCACTTGGCGCAGTTGGGATATTCTCTCCATTTTGTTCAGCCATTAAACCAATCAAAGAACGAATCTCGTTTGCAGTCATTGACTCAAGCACTTTATTAGCAACTAATGGACTTAATGAATTAATAGCATCAATTACATCTTGAGAAGTTGAAGTTGTTTTAGGCTCTAATGCTGGCGCTCCTAACTTTTCACGGATTTCGTCTTTAGTTAAATTTGCTGCTATAATTGTTTCGCTAAATTCTATGCCAATCGGCTCGACTGGTACGATTTGGAGTTCTGAATTAGCACCGTGTAATTTGGCAAGTAAACTGAATACTTGCTCAAGAAATATTTGCTTATCATTAACGTAAGTATTTTTAAAAATCTCATAAGAATCTCGCATTTGTTGGCGAGTTCCTAATTGACCTGGAGTTGAAATACCAAATAAATCGGGAGCAGTAATCTGATGACCAGCAAAGATGTTCTGCTGAATCATTTTATCTACATTACCAAAATCTTCCTTAGTAATATCACTTGCTCCTAAATCCTCAATGACTGGCTTTCTTGAAGCATCGTTTACAAATGAAAGTATAAACTTTTTGCCATCACTACCCGTAAACCTATCAGTAAACTTGCGTTCAATTTGACGCTTCTCATCATCCGATGGCTCGCCATTTGGTAACGTAATTAATTTAGATGCACTAAATCCCGTTTGAGCATTACCTAAAACGTGCTTAGATATTTCGATATCTGATTCAACGTAATTTAAAGCACCGAAATAACCTGGCAATGCGTAAGCATTTAAGTTAGGTCGATATTCCTTTAAATACATTATTTGAGTGCCTTGTCTTAACTGAGAATTAAATCCGTTAAAGACCTCTCTTTTATACTTTCTATCTTCCCAATTCTCTGAATACCAAAACTGAGTATTGTCAGCATTTGTCCTAATCTTCGTATAATCAACGTGATAAACCTCAGCAAGATTCTCGCCCGTTACACTCCATATAATTTGCAAGTAAGCGCCTCCAAATAATTCAATATCAATAGATGCCTTTCTTAATACTTCGGTCAACGACTCCACTCGATTGGCTTGTGCGATGAATTGTTCACCAATAGGGTCAACACCCTCTTTGATTTTGAAGCCGTTCCCAGTTATGTAGTTGACCTTGCCTTTAATTATCGCATTATGCTTGGCAGACTTATTGTATAAATCGACCAAGTAGTTAGGATAATCATTCTTTTTCCCGAACTCAATATATCCTTCGCCTTCGCCTTTCTTCTCCCGATATTCAGGTTGTCTTGCCTCCGCAAAAGTTAAAACCATTAATTGATTGCTCATATATCTCTTACTTTGTAAGTGTTTGTTTGGTTGCTATAAGTAGTAAAACTAAATTGACTTGTGTCGTTTAAACTTGCTTGTCCACTTTCAAGCAATGAAGTAGCTTGTGATGGGATTAAATTGGAAGTTGAAGTTTGCTCATAAATCTGATAAGACCATTCGCCAGGTAATTTAGTTGCAAAATAAGAACTTACCGTAATATTAAAAGCGTTAAATCTTTCAGGGTAAGTAGATAAATCGGCATTGTTTAAAATCACAAATGCCACCGTTTCGTTTGTATTTCTTGACTTAAAATAGAATAGATAATTAGGCGATGTTAAAGTTGCCTTCTCGCTTAATGTTAATATTATTTTATTGACTTGACCTTTGATTAAATGTATCATCAAATATAAATAGCATTAACAAAATTTCTTATATAAAAAAAGGGGA